AAGGAGAAGCCGTACAAAGCGCTGTCTTTACGCGATGCTTTCGGTGGCAAACCGCTCAATCCGATGGACGATGGGTGGCCTGGAAATATCCTGCCGTTAGCGTTAGGCGGTTTCGATTTCATACAACTCTTTTTTGGCGCTAGACCCGAAAATTTAGTAGATAATCCGAGCTACTTTACTTACCGTTCCAGCATAAGTACGCGGGCACTAGCTGTCGCTGATGGCGCAATTCAGTTTAATGCTGGCTTTTTTAACCAAGTTTCTGGGGTGGCTTTACCCCATGTTTTTTCTGTCTGCGCTATTGATGATTGGTATATTTTCGGTATTTATGGGGAATGCCGCAGCCCAGACTATGGTTTTCCGGCGCTCTACTTAGGTGCAGGAAAAAACAGACCAGGAAGTTTATTTTATCTCGATTTTCCCTACGATATTCCTGTGGGCTGGTTGCCCGACTCTAGTACTTGGAGCCGTGAGTATTGTCAATACATGTACGTATGGAAACATTTTAACGCAACCAGTAATCGAAACGTAGCACGCGTAATGTGTATAATTCAGGGTGTACGTCCCGGTTTTAATTATGACGATTGTTTTTTCTTGTTTTTAGAGATCGATCCAGTAGCAGAAACTATTTATTACTGGGGGTATACGGACGCAGAAGATTTAGAAACGCTAAGCCCGGACATGCCGGTAACATTAGGCGGGCGTGTTTTAGGATACTGGTTTATCGGCGCACCAGAGACACAAGCCTCTGAAAAACACGGATACAAAAACATAATATTTCCTATAGCAAATGGGCAAATAGGCATCGCAAATTATTCTAACGCGAAAACAGTTATGTTTGCTGTAACAGATAATAATAACCCTTATTTACTCACTGGCTTAACGTTTCCGTATGTGTGGGATGAATTTACGCACCCCTTTTGTGTCAGAACGGTAGAAGGTTCGCCTTCGCTGTATCTATACTGGGAAGAAGCAATGCGGTACGGCGATGGTACTGGAGAAGAAACCGATATAGTTAATCTAAAATACGGCTCTCCTTATGCTTCTTGGGTTGCTTTTCCGTTTTTTGATGAAGGCGTAAAATTGACTAATTTTATACCAATTAAAGTAACATGGGAACATAAAATTCTTCTTGCTACGATTTACAAAGAACTCGATCCGCAAGACGGTGGTGGTATGTATACAGCGTTGCTCGATACCGAAAAGAGTAGTGATTGGATTATAGGGCAACGCTTTTCTGAAACTCGGCTTGATCGCTGCTCTCCCACCGTGTTTGGCGAACATCCGTATGTTGAAGAACGGAAGAAGTATGGTGGCACGCAGTGGGGATGGGACTATAGTTACTGCAGAAACTACGAAGAACCGCCTGGAGGGTATCCGACCTAATGGCTAAGCTTACAAAAACCATCCTAACGACCTACATTCCTGGAAATCCCGGTAGCCCCGGTTCTGCGGGTACTGCGCCATCGCCGGGCTATTGGGTTAAGAATTGTACTACAGTTACTGCTGGCTGCATTACGCAAGCACAACCAATATACGGCGCATGTCCAACTGGTACGGGTAATCTCGTTATCGGGACAGGCACGTGCGTTATCGCTTACCAAAAAACAACGACCTGTTGGGATGCAAAAACTACATGCACCTCGACGTATGTTCCGCCGTCGGCGGGCACGACAGCGGTACCTGCAACGCCGCCGACACCTTCGCAGACGATTCAGAACTTTCAGGAAGGGTGGAACGCGTCTGCGCAGTCTATTGTTTCGCTGCTGCCGGGTAAGGCGGCGCTATTCCGATTGCAGAACGGGGCACGGGCAATTCTGCTAGGCTTCGCAGCAGAGCAGTGGCTACCGCGCGTAAACGATTTGGCTTTCGGTGTCATGTTTTCTGACGGTAAAGCGGAAGTATACGAAAACGGCGTATTCAAAGAATTTCTAGGTTATTTTTCTAATAGCCAGGAGTTCATTATAGGCCGCACGTTAGATAATTACATCATGTACATAAATAAAACGACAGGTGAGGCTATTGCTAGACGCCGAAATCCTGCAGCCCCTACGGTTAGTGTACATCTATTTTCTATGCTGTATCGCGGCGGCGATACTGTGCTTATTTAGGATTTAGCCAATGCCTATCATTGACTTTCCTTTCTATCTAGACTCGCTTAGTCTTGAAGCAGCTATTCGTAGTACTGGGCGTGTTCTAGCCTACGAAGAAGTTAACGGTCTTAACGCTAGCGATGGCGAAATTCGCGCACTTATCAGCGGTGTTGGAACGGTCTACAGCAATGCCAATATTGACGGTGTTACATATACTGGAGCGCTAATAGCCGGAATTGGCGCACTAACTAATACAGCCGATCCTATTGTTTCTGCAACGGTTTCTGCTAGCATATCGACTACAAGCTATCTTGAAGGCACGTTAAGCTACGGCGAAGGCCGTGCATATCTTCCTGCGCTAGTATCGTTCGGTTCTGATCGCGAGCTTATTTCTGGTCTTACCTATCTGCCTGTGCTTTATTCGGTAGCTGACGCCGGTTGGTACGTGCCGCCAGAACTTGTTGGTGGTTATGCTCTGCTTACTGGCTTAGCTAGCGCTGGACTTATCAAGCAGCCGGAACTTGGGGAAGGTTACATACCGACACCGATAAGCCAGGGCTGGGTGTTTACTACTGGGCTAGACGAAGAATTTAACCAGCCGTTTTACGCAGAAGCAAAAATTTTCGCTAGCGGCACTGTTTTACCAGACGCGCAAATAGACGGGCGCTATCTCAGCGCTTTGAATGCTGTTCTTAGCGGTACTGGTATCGTCTATAACAACATCACAATAGATGGTATTACGTACACAGGCGCCATAGCGCCTGCAGCGGGCACAGTAGTCGGTACAGCGACGATTACGCATCCGTTAGAAGCGGCGATTAGTGGCGTTGGTACATTCAATCCCAGCAACGATTTAGGCCAGGTAGATCCGTGGACAGCGGTAGGCATTGGTTTTGGGTATCTGTCTGGGCTACGAAGCTATGCTTATACTGGTGAGCGCCTTGAAGCGCAGTTTGATAGCTTCCTATTCCAGTTTTCGGCAAAAGTTGGGTATGGTATATATACCCACACTTTTGATAATACGCTGCTATTTACCGATCAGTTCATCAGTCTCCTCGCAAGTGCGATCTATACCGAGACGTTAAGTAATTTCGCTCTCAACATTAGCGATGAATTTGCACCGTATATCACGGGAGTCAAAACGTTTGATAGCACGCTTACCGCTACTAGCTTAGTTGCTGCGCATAGATTCTTTATCGACACGTTTACCAGCGCGCTTTCGTCTACGACGGCTTTCTCTGCGCTGCGAGATCAGCTTGCTACGTTTGCTGGAACGTTAACGCTGGCAGATGTCTTTTCCGCGCTTAAACAAATTATCGGAGAATTTTTAAGCTCGTTAACTTTCGACGATGCAGTAAGTGCTCTTGCTACTTACGATTTGCTACTGCTAGAAACCCTGCGCACTAAGGACACTTATACTCCCAATGTCGGTACTACAGCGGCGCCGCTTGAAGGCGCTTGTGCTACTTGGGTTATCGATGTCGAAACGAAAGCGTCAGTGCAATATGACAGGTTTAATTTTAATTCCTACGCGAAGCATGGTGATACGTACATAGCCGCCGCCGAAGATGGAATTTATGAACTGGCTGGCGATACAGACGCAGGGCAAGACATTTCCGCTTTGGTGGATCTAGCAGTAAGCCGATTTGCAACGCCACAGCGAAAATACTTTCCTAGTGTATACTTAGGCGTAACTTCCACCGGTAAACTATTGCTCAAAGCCGAAGTTGATGGGCAAACATGGCTTTATGAAGCTAACAACGCGGCTATAAATACGGCTAATCAGCGCATAGATCTTGGGCGTGGAATTGTTGGATCGCACTGGCGGTTTACGTTGTTGAACCAAAACGGACTAGATTTTGAACTAGAGTCCGTAGAATTTTTACCGCTTATCAGCTCTAGGAGAGTTTACTAATGTCTGAAATACTAGATACCAACCTAGAGATTATTGATAATGCGCTGCAAACAGCGCAAGAAAACGTACAGTTAGCCGATGACGCAGCGCAAGCCGCGATGCAGGCTGCGGACGCGTATTCGTGGTTTAACCAAAGCTACGAAGCTTGGCGTACGACGTTACAAGAACCAGAAGCGTTTGGTAGCTTAGATCTTATTAATTCAAGCCAGTACGCAGATTGGAATAACTACGCAATAGCATTTCCTAATACTGGTTCTGATTTGAGTTATATCAATACGCAGTATACAGAGTGGTCTAACACCACAGCTAAACCCGATTCTTCTGACAAAATTGATCTCATAGAGATCAGCGATAATCCGTGGAGTGGTAACACAGCGCTTGAACCAGGAGTCGCAGAAGCTGCTGACGATTCGATAAAGTATTTTTACCAAGCGTACTCAGAATGGGCGCCGGCTGCCGAAGAGCCGCCTATCTATTTTCCAGAGAGTGCAATAGAAACAGATCCGTTTTGGCGCTATGAGACGGAAAAAGCAAATCTAAATACGTATCTTACTAATTTGCTTGCTGAGTTCTTTGCTACTTATTATCCACTAGCCAATGATGCTATGGATGAAGCTTTGGCGTGGCTTGTAGATACCATTACTAATGGTGGTACTGGGATTACCGCTGAAGTTGAAAACCTTATTTGGCAGCGGCATCGTGATAATATTGCGCGCGAAACGCTGCAAGCACAAAACACCGCGTACGCAGAGTTTTCTGCGCGTGGTTTTTCGCTGCCTGCCGGTACGCTTGTTGGAAAGCTTGAAAATATTAGCATAGAAGGATTGCGCAAAAGCGCCGAGGCATCGCGTGATCTCGCTATCGAACGGATGAAGATCGAGATTGAAAACGTTAAGTTTGCGGTAGAGCTTTCAACTAAAACGCGTATTTCTGCAATTCAGGCAGCTAGCGATTATCTCAAGACTATGATGCTTGGTCCCGAGACTGCTACGAAATTAGCTGATTTTGGTACCGACGCACAGGCTAAGCTTATCTCTGCTACAGCAGACTTCTACAGGGCTAGGTTAGTTAGAGATGATATGTTGATGAAATCTTGGGCTACATTGATGGAGCAAAAAAGCAAAGACGGCGGCATCAATGCCGAAACGCAAGCTCGAATGATTTCTGCCGCTGCAGATTTGTATAAGGCCCGGCAAGGACAAGACGAAATGTCGCTTAAAGCGTGGGCGACTGAGATGGAAACGACGATTAAGGCAGGTACCGCAAACATCGACGCACAAACAAAAGTCATCGCTGCTGACGCCGATATGTATCGTGCCGAGGTTTCGAATAGTGAATTGTCGATGAAAGCTTGGGCTACAAATCTTGAGCAACGCGGTAAAGATCAGGCTAATAATCTTGACGCACAGGTTAAGGCTAAAAGCGTCGATGCACAGATCTTTAATTCTAAGATCAACGAAAAAGAAATGTCGCTAAAAGCTTGGATCGCCGAAATCGACCAAGACATCAAGATCAAGCTAGCGAATATCGACGCGCAAACGAAAGCGCTCGCCGCAGACGCGGATACTCTTCGCGCGCGGGTTGCATACGAAGATGTGAAAATGAGAGCATGGGCTAATCTTATGGAGCAAAGAGGCAAGGATGGCGCAGTGAACCTCCAGGCGTGGGCGCAAGCCGTTGACTCTCGTGTTCGTGCGGCGGTCGGCGCGGCGGAAGCTTACGGGCGTAACGCACAAGCAGCGCTCACTTCACTTACAAGCATTGTTGGTGTCAGCACGCAGGCTTTCGAGGAGTAATAGATGGCGATTGCACAAGATGGGCTACTGCGTGTCGTTTCTAACGACCAACTCAATGCGCAAGAGCAGCGAGAGCAGGCAATTCAAGATGCTGCGGAGCTTAATAATGCCCCTGTTCTACAGGGGTTAGCCGCATACATAATGAAGTGCTGGGACTCGGCTAAGTCTGCCAAGTCCTCGATTACACCCCGGTTACTGAAAGCGCAGCTTGCACGGCAGGGTGAGTACTCTGCCGAGAAGCTGAAGGCGATCAGGGAATTCGGTGGGTCCGAAGAGTACGCGCGCGTTACAGCGAACAAATCGCGGGTAGCCGAAGCGTGGCTTCGGGATGTCTATCTGGGCCAGACCGAAAAGCCGTGGTCGCTCAAGCCGACGCCTGAGCCGTCTGTTCCCGACGAGGAGCGCGAGCGCGTGCGGGAACTGGTGAGCCAAGAGCTTGCTGTTGCCATGGTAGTGACGAGCCAGACTCCGCCCGGCAGCATGGTGCAGTCGCGGCTGACTGAGCTTGAGGATGCCATCGATGAGCGCATGCGGGACGAAGCGCGCAAGGCTGTTGAGCGCATGGAGCGCCAGCTTTACGACCAGCTTGTAGAGGGAGGCTTTGACCGCGCGCTTAGTGAGTTCTTGATCGACCTTACTACGTATCCAGCGGCGCATCTTAAAGGGCCGATTATTCGTAAGAAAGCAGAACTTAAGTGGCAGCAAGTTAAGGGTATATGGAAGCCGCTGGTTACAGAGGTTATTGAGCCTGAGTTTGAGCGTGTTAGTCCGTATAACGTTTTTCCATCTCCGGGATCTACTAATCCGCAAGAAGGATATATTCTTGAGCGACAAAAGTTTACCCGAGGTGATTTGCATGGGCTAATTGGCGTAGAAGGTTTTGATGAAAACGCGATCCGCGCAGCGCTAGATGAGTACGGTAGAGGTGGGCTAAATCACTGGCTCGGTATTGACGAGGATGACATAGAAGTTAGAGAAACGTCGATCATCGACAGTCCAGTACATACGTTTGATGTACTGGAATTTCATGGTCCGGTCGATGGCAGAGATCTTATCGATTGGGGTTTGACCCCCGAAGAAGTCGCCGATCCGGATGCTAGCTACGAAGCCTGCGTGTGGCTCGTAGGCCGCTGGGTTATTAAGGCTGAGCTTAACTACGACCCGCTGAAGCGCCGCCCGTACCATAAGGCAAGCTGGGAAGAGCTTCCTGGCGCGTACTGGGGCGCCGGTCTTGGTGATAACCTGGAAGATGTGCAGGGTGTCGTCAACGCGGCGGTACGCGCGCTCGTGAACAACATGAGCATCGCTTCTGGTCCGCAAGTCATGGCGAACGTGGATCGGCTGCCGCCGGGCGAAACGATTGAGACGCTGCGACCGTGGAAGATTTGGCAAGTTCAGGATAGCGGGTTTGGTAGTGGCGATAAGGCGCTAGACTTTTTCCAGCCGGATATGAACGCCAGTGCGTTACTTACAGTTATTGAAAAATTCTACCAGTTTGCGGACGATTGGAGCCTTATTCCAAGATATATGTCCGGTAATGATCGTGTGGGCGGTGCTGGTAGGACTGCATCTGGTTTATCAATGTTGTTTAACGCCGCTAATAAAGGGCTTAAAGGTGTTGTTTCCACGATTGATCTTAATGTAATTACTCCCGCGTTGGAACAACTATATACATACAACATGATGTTTGGTGGACCTGAGATTTCGAAGGCTGACGCGCAAGTTATGGCGCGCGGCGCCGTTTCGCTTATGCAGCTTGAGACATTGCAGCTTCGCCGTAACGAGTTCTTGACAGCCACTGCAAACCCCATCGACTCGCAGATTGTTGGCCCTGAAGGCCGCGCAGAAATTCTACGTGAAGTTGCTAAGGGGCTTGAAATGGATGTCAACCGTGTGGTGCCGCCGCGCGGTATGTTGACTGCTCCCGCGCAGCCTGCAGCGCCAGCGCCGGGGGGTACAGGCGAGCAATTGCAGAATGGCGCGGCTGTGACGGATAATTTCAGCCCGAACGCGATGCGTGCGGTTGGTTAGCCTTGACAAAGGTACCGCTACGGCCTAACTTCTGCACATGACATTAGACAAAAAGACAACGGAGGCTCTAGCTCGTGTAAAGCGCAACGAGCCTGCTGTTATTGATTGGTTATCTGCTAGGTACATGGAATACTGCCACCGTATTGCCGATGTCCAAGACGAAGTGCATCTTCGATGGATTCAGGGGCAAATGCGGGAGCTTTCGCAGATCATGGATCTAGTAGAGAAGGCCGCTAAACTCCCGTAGGCATCCTAGAGGAATAGCCGAATGCCGTTTGATCCTAATAAGTTGGGCGAAGAAGCTGACCGCATGATCGCAGAATTGAATCAGCCCGCAGGGGCTGAAGATCAGTCTGCGGCGAGCGCTGCTGAAGCTATCGCACCAGAACAGCCCGCTACCGCGACGCCTCCGGAGCAGGGTGTTAGTGATGACCAAGGCGCAAATCCACAGATAGACGCTCAGCTAGCTGAGCTTAAGAAGCAGGCCGAGACTGCAGACCAGCGTTGGCGGGTTCTGCAGGGCATGATTGATAAGAAGGACTCCGAGATTGAATCTCTTCGGGTTCTGTTGGCGCAGCTTTCTACTGCGCAGCAGCAGGCCCCGGCTCCGGAACAGGCGCGGCCATCCGGGGTAACGCAGGCTGACATTCAGGAATACGGTACAGATCTGATTGATCTTATTGGTCGCAAGGCTGCTGAGATTGTTGAAGGCAGATTAGCGCCGTTTCTTGAACAGATCAGTTCGCTTAAGGGTTCGATTGGCGAAGTCGCGCAGACTTCTGTACGAAGCGCGCAGCATCAGTTCGAAGCTACGATGAACACCGTAGTTCCGGATTGGCGCCAGCTCAATAATGACCCGGCCTTTCTTGCTTGGCTAAACCAGACTGCTCCATTTACGACAGAGACTAAGCTAGATCTTCTCCGCAAAGCTGCACAAGCGCTAGATGCTGAGAAGGCTGCAGAGTTCTTTAACGCGTATAAAAAGGAACAGCCACCGCCTGAGCAGCCCGCTGCGGCGCCAAGCCCTGCCAAGCATGTAGCTCCCGGCAGATCGCAGGCGCCTGCTAGTCGCGTCGATAATGCCAGTGGGAAGCGGATGTGGACGCGCCCGGAAATTGCGAAGCTTTACGATGACAAAATGGCTGGCAAGATCAGCCAAGCTGAATTCGATAAGCTTGAAGCCGATATCTTCAAGGCGCAGCGAGAAAATCGCATAGCCGCTTAACTTTTTAGGAGTTTAACATGGCATATCCTATTGCTGCTGGTTCCACTAGCTATAGTGGTACTTTTATCCCCGAGATCTGGTCTAAGAAGCTGATCGAGAAGTTCTACGCCTCGACCGTTCTTACCGCGATCTCCAATACCAACTACGAAGGCGAGATCCGTAGCCAGGGTGATAAGGTCAAGATCCGCACGATCCCGACGCTGAACATCAATGACTACAAGTCTGGCGACAATCTGATTAATCAGCGTCCGACCAGCTCTAATGTTGAGCTGCTGATCGACAAGGGCAAGTACTGGTCTGCGATTGTTGATGACGTTCAGGACGTTCAGTCCGATATCGGCCTGATGAACATGTGGGCGCAGGATGCGGCTGAGCAGATGAAGATCGCTATCGATACCGACGTTCTCGGATCGATCTACGCCGACGCGGACTCCGCGAACAAGGGCGATACTGCTGGTGCGATCTCTGGCAATCTTGCTCTTGGTACTACGGCTAGTGCTGAGCAAGTTAGCAAGGACACCATCCTTACTTACATCATGCGGCTGGCACAGTGCCTTGACGAGCAGAATCGCCCTGAGACGGGCCGCTTCCTCGTTCTGCCGTACTGGGCGACTACGCTGCTCAAGCTGTCCGACATCAAGGATGCGTCTCTGACCAACGACGGTACTTCGCCGCTGCGTAACGGTCGCGTTGGCATGATCGACCGCTTCACGGTCTATCAGTCCAATAACCTCCCGTGGGTTACCGACACCAACAAGTGCTGGTATGTCTACGCCGGCGTTAAGAACGCGCTGACCTTCGCCTCTCAGCTCACCAAGACTGAGAGCCTGCGTGCGGAATCGACCTTCGGTAGCATCATGCGCGGCCTGCACGTGTATGGCTACAAGGTCATCGATCCGAAGTCGCTGGTTGTTGGCTACATCTACCAGTAATCGATACGGCGGGGGAGCAATCCCCCGCCATAGCTAAGAGGATATATACATGACTGCTTATACTACGACTGCTGTAGGTCAGCCGACTAATACTGGTGGTAACAGCGCTTCTGGCTTTCCCGCGTTTACCGTTATCGAAGGTTACTTTGACGCTACCAAGCGTAACCTTGCCCAGAACGATACTATTGAGCTTGCTGATATCCCGGCTAAGACGCTGGTGCTGGGCTGTCACTGGGAAGTGCTGACGGTTGAGGGTGCGGCGCGTAACTTCTCCGTGGGTATTACTGGTACGGCTAATAAGTATCAGGCGACTACTTCGGCGAACTCGGCTACTTCTGGTGTTACGCTGGCACTGACGGAAGGTACGCCGAACACGGCTGCTGGATATGAGGCGTCTGCTACTAAGCTGCTGCTTGCTGCGGTGACTTCTGGTGGCCTTACTACTACTAAGATCCGCGTTAAGTTGTTCTGCCTGATTACGTAATCATTTTGGCACGCGAGTAGGTGTGTGACGTTGGGCGCAGAGGGTTCTCCCCCCTCTGCGCCGTTTTTTATTGGAGCGCATTATGGCGATGATGCTTAGGCAAAAGGGCACTGGAGACGTTTACATTTACACGGAATTGCTTGCAAGGCGAGACGATATGGAGGTTTTTGAGTCGCCGCCTCCTCCTGAGCCTGCTAAACTGAAGCCAGCCGCCCCGACAGTCGAAAAGGCTAAGCCTGCTGGAGAAAGTACGTGACCGGTTCCGAGCTTCTAGCTTTTACCCGCGAACTACTACGAGATCAGAAAGCGCCATATCTTTGGTCTGATACTGCTATTTATAAATATTTGAACGAAGGACAGCGTTTGGTTGCGGAACGCACGCACTGTCTTATCGATGACGAGAATTATACAGTAGACACTGAGATCGGCGTACGCTCTTACACAGTAGAAGATGAAATCCTTCTAGTGATGGGTGCGCGGGTTAGCGGCGAAACAAACGTGCTTACTCCTGGGTTTGTTGCTGTAGGCGGATCGTTTTTCGCGAATACTACGGGACAGCCGACACATTACACGCTAACTGGCGGCGCACACCGAATCAGTTTTTACCCTACGCCTGACGCCGTGTACACGGTAAATCTTGTTGTAGCCATCCGGCCAACTACTACGATTACGGCAGCAGTTTCGCCCGAGATTCCTGCGCAGGCGCATCTTGCGCTGGCAGACTACGCGGCTGCAAAATGTCTATATCACAATGACGTTGACGGTTTGAACGCCGCTGCGGCTGATCCGTTCAACGCCTCTTTTATGGAAGCTGTTCGCGACTTGAAACGACAGGTGTACCAGCATAGGCTTGGTCCTGATCGTAATGTCGTTGTGGTGCAGAGGGTTTAGATATGAATCCGTTTGGTTGGTATGATTATCCTGACCTTAAGAAGCCCGCTACGAAAGCCGTAGGTGGTATGGCTATTCCTGGTTGGGACGTTCCAAAAGACGCGGGAATGTACGGCGCCCGTACTACAGCGACTAACCCCCCTGCGGCGATTCCCGTCGCTCCTACTACGCCTGCTAAGCCTGTAACAAAAGAAACCGACCAAACGCGAGCTAATGCGCGTTGGGCTACTGCCGCTAGCGGTATAGGGCCAAGTGGCGAGTATCAGTTTGATAATGCTGGCTTATCCCGCGCTGGCTATGATCGCCCTGAGATCAGAGATGCTAATGTAGTTCCAAGCGCGCAGTTTGGCGCGATGCTTAGCACAATGATGAACCCGAAGGGGGAGCAAGCCGTTTCTGCTGCGCTACAAGCCGCAGCAGCGCGGGGTGATTGGGACGCGGTGAACCGGTATTACGCCAGCAAAGGGCAGAGTTTCGCCGGCATGGCGCCACCCGGTGGCGGGATGGACAGCGATCTCTACAAGCGCGCTTTTGGTCCTGGCGTTAAATCTACAAAAGGTCGAGAGCGTGCGGCTGACGTTCTGCGGCAGATGATGCAAAATGAGACGCAGATGGCTGGCGCTAAACTGCAAGCCGGCGCTTCTCGTTATGGCGCGGACGCTGTTTATAATGCAGCGATGGACCGTAATGCTGCCTTTCGCGAAGCACAAAGCGGTGCAGCAACGCAGCGCGATGAAGCCTCAGTCAGAGCAGCGCGAGAAAAGCGCCGCGCGTTTTTTGGTTCTCCAGAAGGCGCAGCACTAAAAAATAAACTGCCCAAAGATAGCCCGCAATACAAAGCGCTAATTGCACTAGAATTAAAAGATCTATACGACGATCTTGGGCTGACGGAAGAGGATGCGTCGGCGCTTGGTTTCGCAGACGGCGGTCCTGTAATGCCGCCTAGCCAGAATCCGATGGGCACCTTCGGTCAGCCGCCGGTTATGCAGTCGCTTGATCCTGCGGTACGCGAGTACGGGCAGTACGTACATGCTGCGACTATGAATGGCCTGCAGCCTGTACCGTTCGGCAAGTTCATCAATCTGCTCGCGTCTGCGCGTCAGCAGATGCAGACGCTGCCCACGACCGGTGGGCAGTACGGGTTCGCCGATGGCGGGCCTGTCGAAGAACCCTCGTTGCTTTCTAAGCTTTTCGGCGCTGCGCCTGCCGCTCAACCTCCTGCTCCCTCCCAGGAGATGGCTGGGCGCGGCGCCGCCCTATTGGGGCAGGGTATGGCTGGGCAAGCGGCACAGGCGATCCAGGGGCGCAGCGCGGCGCTGGAGGAGGCGCTAGGCGCTGCCCGAGGCGCCCGCATGGGCTACGCAGGCGGCGGCGCCATACCGGTCGCTGGGCGTCAGGTACTTGGTCCCGGCGGTCCTCGTGACGACGCCATCCCCGCTGTAATCGACGGTAAGCAACCAGCAGCGCTGAGTAATGGCGAGTTTGTTATGCCTACAGACGTAACACAGTATTGGGGTACGGCAAAGCTACAGCAGATGATCGATAAAGCTAGGGGTCAGTAATGGCTTACAATTTCGAACAAGATCCCGAGTATCAAGAACTGCTTGCTAGATTTACACCCAGAACGCCGGAAGCCGCTATTCCAACAGTGGCACCGCAGCGGCGTGGTGTAAGTATGGAGGCTGTTCAACGAGCGTTGAGTAGCCAACCAACAGAACCCGCAGACCGCACATGGGGTCAAGCGGTTGGCGATACTGCGCTGAGTCTCGGGCGCGCGGCGCTGGGTGTTCCGAAAGCTTTTACTGATCTAGGTCAACTTGTTCCAGGTGTCAATGTCGTCGCCGATCCGCTGAGTCGCGGGCTGGGGTCAGCGCAAGAGAGCCTTGCAGGAATGATGTCGCCCGAAGCGCAGGC